TATTGCAGAAGGAGTAGAATCAGATTTAGCGTTGGAGCTTGCATCCGCTGAACTTGTTTTCCTGCAATTGGAATTCCACCTTTGGGTGGTGGATTGTTGTAATGTTGTTAACGACAACATGCAGTCCGTCGCCCCCAAATTGGAGACTAAGAACGAATCGATACTGTCGTGCGCGACACGAGCTTTCCAGCTCTGTGTACACGCATTTATTGCGCTTCCGAATTTTCCGCGCCGCAGCCGTCTTTTGACGGCTCGCTTTACAGCGCGGGAGGTTCTAACGTAGTTACTCGTGTTGAACTCGGTTTTTATGAATGACCACCAATGACATTGAAAGCCACGAAGTACGCTGCCAGCGATCGCCTTCTTCTCTAGAAGCGCGGTTAATGCAGCTTGCCGGTATGGTGCACACCTCTCTCCCAGCAATGGGTAGATGTAGAGTGGGCTCACGCCCATTCGCACTAGAACGGCCTTGACGAATACTCGGAGTTCCGTAAGGATCCCCCGACGACGCCTCTCAAGTAAGCTTTTCACTGACTTACGTCTGGATTTGACAGTGTCATCACCTACAAACTGCTCTGCAGACCGTCTTTTGACGGTATCTGCTTGCATAAGTATGGTGATGACCTCCTGACACTCCACTGACGTCCCGCCATTGTCATACGTCTGGTCACTCGCAGTCGGCAAGGTACGTAGGTACTTTCGCAACTCGCGCAGCCGTTTAGAGGAACCGCCGGACAGGGCGTTCGTCAGACCACCCGATCGCATATATGTGATTAGTGTGACGATGTCCGCCTTGACACCAGCACCACCCCCACCTTGGGAGTGTGTTCCTCCAGCTGCACGACTAGTACAGGACCTAAATCTTGTCCGACTGAGCGCCGCGGAGATCACCCTCAAACGTTTGTTGACCATTGCTTTCGAGCAATTGTCCGCACACGCAAAGGTATCTCCCTTCGCTTCTGAGTTCACACCGCACGCCTCTGCAATTCGCAAACATGGCTTGCCCGACGCTGACCGCCTAGAACGTGATGTAGTTATTAATCGCTCACAAAAGACACCGCTTGGTGCTCTGAACGACTTTGACTTATTCATTTTCAACCCGATCTCGTCGACGCATTCCTCGAACCTGTCACAGGTTCTCTTATTCCACAATCCGATAATATCGTCGCCGCATATGTTAAAGCTCCCTTTCGGGGCCCCAGCTCTGCGCGCACACCATGCATTCAGAATGCTCAGTACAATCCATCCATGGCCCAGGCCCATGAACGCACCACATGTGGTGCGCTTGTGGTGTTCTGAACCATCTTGACAGGCTTTGTTAGCTGACTTGAATATTCGCATGGGGACACACGTTTTCGCAACAGCGTCAGCGTACCATTCGGGTACGTCGATGTGCTTTGCTATTTCAGTAAGCACAAAGCGTGATGTCCTATTAGTAATCGGATCGGTTGACTTCGAGAAGTCACCGCTGTATAACTTGCAGTTGTCGTCCCTCGCATTCGTCAGCTTGACGGTCTTGTTCTTTAGCATCGCCTTTGTGAACCCAACCCGCTTTAAAACGGGCATGAGCACAGAGGTGAGGCAACGAGTAACCCAGACCATAGAGCTATCATGCGTGGTTGCCATGCGCACCTTCCCTTGGGGAGTTGCAATCGGTAGCACTCGGACATCAGCTGTTGCGTCAATCATTGCGTAATGAAAGCTCTCTCTGAGGTTAGGCTGACGGTCGTACGAATGTTTATTCATGTAAAGTGAACGAGCCTTCTCATCGCCCATTTCAGTCAACTCCTTATAGAGATCATCCATTACGGAGCAGGGCTCAAACAAGCCCCCGGCTGAACCGACATGCGCGAGATATCTGCTGATCGGCCCCTTTCCAAAGGGGCTGCAAGCAGTATAGTCGTCGTGATTTCGGTATAGCCGCCACTCGGTGATAGGGTAGTTTCTATCCTTCGCCTCAATGATTGCACGCATACATCGGTGCCTCATCCTGTCCACCATAAGGATAAGTTTCCTGTGACCCTTGATTGCCCCGGTCCTAAGCGTCTTAACTGATGCCCACCCTCCGGGAATCGGCTCATTCATCCCAGCGCGCATCTGCGCGTTTACGGATTCTGTTGCCCTCTCAATCAAGTCATCACGACCTCTCAGCTTTCTGAACCTCGGGTTACGCAAAACGTGCGTGGCCCCTCCTTGGTTAGAAGCTGCTTGGACGCAACCTTTCTCGCTAGGAAATGGTAGCTTGCGATCTTCTAGAGTTATCTCCACATTTGTGTGATATCTCTTATGAAGGTCGCAAGATCATTCTCCAATGCGGGAGTTAGATTTGCGTCAGACGTCGTGAG